GCGTTCATGAACCTGTAGTCGTTCTTGAAGTCACCCTTTTCATTCTCGAAATGGATTCCCGTCGGAACCGTTGCGCCGTTTCTCTCACCGGACAACACTGTTATGTTCGCCTTCTCCTTGTACTCCGGACACTTCAAGTGTATGTCCAGTTTGCCCATCTGTGGCATTCCGAACGTACCCGTCATCTCCGGTTGTGGTTTGTGGAAAGACCCCTGCAGGATCACAGATCTGTCCTCGGCCATTGAGTCGATTGCTGTCTCTTTATCGTCCCCAGTGATCTTGACCAGATCCAAGAATCCCAATCCATGCGTGTGTTTAACGATGTCTTTTAAGATGTCTATCATAATGTCCTTATTGTATATGATATTTAGATCTTAGTCTAGTGTTATTTCAGAAATTTTATACACCACTGGATTTTGTTTACCAGGCTTGCGAAATATGGCGTAGTTGGCGCCGGGGTGGAACTGATTCATCTCCACTACTTCATAGCCCTCATCCTTGATCATTTCGATCATAGCAGTCTTGGTGTTGTAGTTCCAATATCCCCGTTTGGCATTTGTGAGGTCCACGTCGTAATGACAGTCGGCATACTGTATGAAGCAGTAACCTCCAGGTATCAGTACTCTTTTGATGTCATGTAGATATTGTTGTATGTGTAGTTGTGTGAAGAAAACAAAAGTGTCCCAACTGAACACGAAGTTGCAACTGCCCTGTGGAATGTTTGAGCACTCAGTGTTCCTCGTCAGATAGAATCTAAGGTATTTTTGGTGTGCGGGATTGAATCTCCGCCTTATCTTTTTTTCTATTTCCGGTGAAATGTCTAAAAAAAAATTTAATCTCCATGCTCTAAACTCTTTAGAGAACATTCCTCCTCCTGGTCCGATCTCTAAACTGTTATAGATGTTTGTTCTAGAGAACTGGAATATTTTGGTCTGTATTTGTCTATACAGTGCGGGATTAACAACCGGAAACTTTTTTTTTCGTTCCACATCTTCTGCGAACCATTCCGGAGTTTTATCTAACCTGTTTATAACTTCGTTGTTATTAGCATCTATGGCTAATTCAATATCTTTTAAAATTTTAAGATTTGAATTGATCAGTTCCTGCAGATCCTCTTTCTTAACTCGTTCTAATTTTTCTATTAATAATTTTATTTCTTCAATACTCAGCATGTGTGTATTTAAAATTCGAACAGTTTGTTGAATGTGTTCGTGGTCTCTGTTGATTGAACGTCCCATGCCAACACACCTATGAGATTGTCTATCTTCTGATCCAGTATTGTGCTTTCCATAGCATCCGAGTCAAATGGCAGTTCCTTGAACCATTCTGGTATGCGCATCTCGTCCACGGGATATGCTATGCTGGTGTAACCCAACGGATTTGACTTCAGTTTACATACTATCACCTTGGCCCCATCCGTTATCGGCATGGAGTATTTGTCACCGTACATCTCCCTGCATCTGTTCCAGTTCATGCTGGCTCTGACGTGTCCTGGCATGTTGGTCTTGCCCTTTTTGTTCTCTTCTTCGGTGTATTTTGTCATGTTGTTGGCCCGTTTTGGTGAACCCTTCTCCCAACCCGGTCTCGCCTTGAACTCCGCCCTGAATTCACTGATCTTCCCTAGGACCTCTTTCTCCGTCATGCCTGTCAGTACCATGTATAATAGATCACTCAGGAAGTCCTGTACGAACACCGGAGTATCCGATCTTTTCAGATCTAGCCCCATCGCTTTCATCTTGCCCTCTTTGCCTTCTGTGTCTGTGCGTTTGCCTTCCTTGTCATAGTACAGCACCGCATATCTTTTCTTTGTGATGAATAATCCTTTACTAGCGACTAATTCCCTGCCTGCCGCAATGACTTCTCCCCTTGTGCTTGGCGTGTGGAACGCCCGGGTCATGAATGCCTTGAATGAGCCGTTCACCTCATCTGCTATACGATCATACAGTGCCACCACGCTGTCCTTGGTCCATGGTATGGTACCCGATTCGATTTCTTTTTCCAATGTCTTTGCGGCCGAGAAGTATACGGAATCAGTATCGCCGTATATCACGCTCTCGCCCAGGTGATCATACTTGCCCGCCACGACTTCGTTGACCTTGCTGGCCATGTGTCTCGTGATACATCTGCCCGTCAGTGTGACCGATTGACCTATCCTGATGTCAAAGAACCTACATCCTGGGTTCAGTATCGCTCCATACAGACTGTTCAGGTTGATCTTCTTCACTAATTGCCTCTTGTCCCAGTACTCGCGTTCTATCTCGTTGTCACCACAGTCACGCATCTTCTGTTGCATCTCCTGTCTCTCCGCGTACCAACGTTTCAACAGACCAGGAATGATGGCCTCGTACTCGTATGTGAATATGGTGCCGTTTGCGCTGAGCATCCACTTGTTGTTGCCATCGAAGATCACTTCATACAGTTGTGCCGCACTCATACGCACACTGGTCTTGTCCTCCCAGTCCACTATGATCTCCGTGCCCTTGTCTTGTTTCATCACTGCTTGGTACTCCCATGAACCGAACTGGCTGTCCCATGCGGCCGCGAACGACTTCTTGGCGTGCTTGGCCCTGTTGATCTCCGCCGAAGTTATTACAGGCCTTATCTGTCCCACTATGGTCTCTGGCCCCATGTTTAGTGCCCTGATCACACTTGGATACAGTGAATTGATGTCGATGGATCCTATCCAGTCATGTATGCCTTTCTTGGGCGTGGCCACGTATGCGCCGGCGGCGGGTTGGTTCTCCTCACCTTCTTTCTTGTACTTCCTGCCAGGCACCTGCATGCCTCTCCTGTGTGCTTCGTTGACGATGGCCTGTTCAGTCACAGCCACTGCACCCATCGTGGTCTGTAGTAGTACAGTGTTCTGGTGTGCTATCTCGTTGGCCAGTTCTATGAACTTCAATTTCTTCTCCAGTTTTGCCAACAGTGCTGTGTCCTGCCTGTTGTACTCTATGAACAGACCAAAATCGTTCTTGTATAGATTATCAAGTGATCCCTCATACACGGTCTTCTTCTCACCCAGTTCGTGCTCACCTATGGCGTCTAGCCTGAAACTGTGTCGCTCCTCATAGGTGTATTTCCTGTACAGTTCCAGTAAGTCCAGGTGCACTCTTCCAACGAGATCAAAACTCAACTGCTCTCGACCATACTTCTCGAACACCCTCTTCTTGGGTTTCTCACCCCAGAAACACAATCTCCTCGTATCGTCGCCACTGAGCACTTTCTGTATACGTCCTACGGTGTAGGGTATGTCATAACCCTCTGAGTTCCAACCCGACAAGATGTCCGCGTCTTCCACCAGTTGTAGGAAGGCGTCCAGCATGTCCTTCTCTTTCTCGAACAGCATGGTGTTGTCAAATCTTTTTGTCAGTTCTTCCGCATCCTTCATGCTTATGGTCTTGGGTGGCACAGCCAGTGTGACCAGTTGATCCGTCCAGCTCATGTAACAACTTATGGCAGTTATGGGCATGAACGGATCATCTGTTGTTGAGTAACCACGATCTGGATCGAAGTCTACCTCAATGTCGAAAAACATCACGTTGAGTTTTGGCGTCTCCTTGCCCAGGTAGTTCTCTTCCAGGCATCTGAACACTGGATTGATGTCGTGTTCGTAGAGTTGCTTGTTTGATCTTATGCGTTGTTCTTTTATGAATTCCTTGTGTGTCTGGCACACCACGCGCTGTAGTGGCTCACCGGTCATGCCCCTGTGTTTGCCGCGGGCGTCTGGATAGTAGAAAACATACCTTGCGTCATACTCCGTGAATATGCGACCCTTCTTGGCGTCACGCTCAACCACGTAGATCCTGTCCTCGTCCTTCTTGTATAGTGCATCTATGTAACTCATAAGTTAAACCGACTCTTATTTCTTCTTAGATATTTTTCACCTACGGATCTGCTGTAATGCACACAGTCATTGGGAATGTCTTCCAACTCGTATGCAACATTCAATGGAGATTCTCCTATATGATTGGACATGTCTATGTAATCTGGCAACCGATCTATTGCTCCATCTATAGTTGTTGTGTGGTTTGGTGGCCTCATATAGTCATAATAACTACTCCAATTGTACGCTATCCCCAAAGTTTTGCATAGTTCCAAACCTCGATAAATTTCATGTAAACTTAGATCATAATGACATTTTTCTGAGGCAATATCATACATGAATGCAAAAGTTCTTTTCAGCATGTCAGACGTCACCCAAGATCCGTTGCGACCTCCACTTGCTACCCAATTCCTTTTGTTGGTTTTTATTTGAAATTCATAATCAGGTACAGTGACTTTCAGATCAAACGGCAAGTCGATCCTAGATAGCCCTGAATATTGTAGATACACGTAATCTGGTATGCCAACGTCGTCCACGTATTCAAATAGACGTGAAGTAATATATCTGTTGCCGAATCCTGTCATCGACAGATTTATCCATTCAAAATCTTTAGAACCAAAAACTTTAGAAAAATCGTAGTGTAGGTAACAGCCATTACTACATCCGATCAAAAGACATTTTTTCATTATATTACCACCAATAACTTGCCACGCCGTAACCGTAGACATTTATGACAGCGAAGTAGCCCGTCACCATCATCACGAATGCGGCGTTCCTGCGATAGGCCGCATAGCATTGTGTCACAGCACCTATGAAGAATCCTGGATAGATTATGGTCATGTCTGGGTCCGTGGCCGTGATCGCGAGTGTGAGGCTGGCTCCTACCGTGAAAATGAAACTGACCAGTTCGAAATAGAACGCGGTCCTGTCACTCTCAAAACTACGAAGCCAGAATGATCTGACTTTCGCTAACATTAAAGTTTGCCGGCCGTGTTAAGTATGCTCTCCAGCGTGTCCATCTCGTCCGCGATGTTCTGGTAGTTGCCTTTGTGTGCGACCGAGATCGCCTTGTTGATAAGTGCTGGTTTGAGTTCCAGTTCTTCCGCTATCGCTTTCACTGTGTCCTTTAGACCACCTTTTAGGTCCTCGACCTCACCCAACACCTGTGAGCCCTGTGATATGATCTGGATTAGTTTCTGCTTCTCAGCGTCGTTGAAATTTCTTACTGCCATTTGTTTCTCCTGTTGTTA